GACGGGCGCATGATCATGGGCAAGCTCTTCTACCGTTACTTCCCCCACAACCCCTTCAGCGTTCCGGTCCCGGCCGGGATCTACGCGGCCGAGAACATCCTGCACATCCCGTACCTGGGTTTCGATGGCACGGTCGGGTTCTCGCCGATCACGCTCGCCCGTCAAGGGATCGCGCTCGGCATGGCCGCCGAGGAATACCTGGGGCACTTCTACGCGAACGGCGGGAAGCCGCCCGGCTGGATCGAGTTGCCGGGCGAGATCCCCGACCGCGAGAAATTCATGGAGAAGTGGCGGATGGTGCAGGGCTCGCTCGACAAGGCCGGCTCCTTCGCGCTGATGTACGGCGGCATGAAGCTCCACGAGATGAAGATGAGCCCCGAGGACGCCCAATACGTCGAAGGCTCGAACCTCACCATCGCGCAGGTCTGCCGGCTGTACGACATGCCGCTGTCGATGATGGGCGACCCGGGCGGGAAGGCCAGCACCTACGCCAGTTCCGAGCAGGACGACCTCAAGTACGGGAAGCATACCATCGCCCCGATCTGTGAGCGGATCGAGGGGAAAATCAACATCACTGTGCTCGGATCGAACGACGCCCTAACCTGTCGCCACGATCTACGCGCGCTGTACCGCGGCGACATGAACACCATAGCTGCCGCGCACTCGCGAGAGATCATGTGCGGAAAAATCAGCCCCAACGAGGCGCGCGCCGAGTCCGACTGGAACCCGGGCCCCCCCGAACTGGACGAATTCTGGATGCAGGGCGCCATGGCAACCGTAAAGCACCTGGCCACCAACGGCCCTTCACCGAACGCGAGCAGGCCTCCAGCGGCCAAGGAATAGCCCATGAAAGGCAACCCAACCGTCATTGAAGCACTCTTGAAGGCCTGCGCAGCCGAGGTCCGCTCGCATGTCCAGTACCGGCAGGACGCGGCCGTGCTCGAGAATCTGGGGCTGCCGGCGCTCGCGGCCTACCTGATCGGCCGGGCCGGCGAAGAGTCGGAGCACCTGAAAAAGTACCTCGCGCGGCTCACGTTCCTGGAAGGCGCGCCGGCGTTCCAGCCGACCGCGACCGTCTATAACTCCGACGTGCTGGCGGTGCTCAATGGCCAGCTCGCCCTTGAGCTGCAGGCGAGCGCGGACTACCAGGCGGCCGGCGACATGGCCGCAGCGTCTGGAGACGCGGTGACCCGCGATCTGTTCGCGGAGATCGAGGCGGACGAACAGGAGCACATCAACTGGCTCGAGGGCGAGCTCGCCATCATCAGCCGGTTCGGGATCGAGGCTTACGTGGCCGGATACAGGGCGAAGGGGGTTTGACAATGGGACTGCGAAACGAAGAGCGGGCGGTCAAGTACCTCGTGACCGAGAAGGACGGGACGACGCACCTGCCGTACACAGGATCGGACGGGAAGCCCAACCCCGCGCTCATGAGCGCGGCCTGGGCGGCGCTGCACGGCGGCCATCGTGGGAAAAAGTATGCCGGGCCCGACAAGGCTGGCGCGATCGAGCGGCTCAAGGAAGTCTACAAGGCCGAGAAGATGGACCTGCCCGACGAGAAGAAGTCCTTCGCCGATGGGCTCGAGGAATTGCGCGGCCTACTGACACACGCCGTCACTACCGCGCTGCCGGAGTCCGTTCGTTCGCTTTCCCAAGAGCAGCAGGACTGCCTTGCGCTCATGCAGCAGTGCCGGGCCGCCTGCTACGCGGTGATGTCGTATCTCTCGTACATGCCTTACGGCTGGGACGGGATGCCCGAGGGCGGCTACAGCGCCTTCTGGGAGGGCTACCAGTGCTGCGACCTGTGCATCGGCCTGGTGGGCCGCGAGTCCCCTTTGACGCCGGCCGCTTTCGAGTTGTGCGCGGCGGCCTGCCGGGAGTGCGCCATCGAAACCGAGGACGCGATCCTCAAGGCCTGCGCCGTGGTGGCCTCTGCGACCGCCGACGCCTGCGACAAGATGGCCGCGCCGGGCGAGGGCGAGGAAGGCCGGCGGGCGAAGGATCACGACGAGGTACGCACCCTGAAGTGCGAACTTCGCTCCGATGGATCCGGCCGCAAGATCGTCGGCTACCCCATCGTGTTCAACCAGCTCTCCCAGGACCTGGGCGGCTTCCGCGAGCGCGTGCTGCCGGATGCCGTGGTCTTCGACGATGACGTCCGCGCCGACTTCAACCATGATGCGAATTGCATCTTGGGCCGTTCAAGCGCCGGGACGCTCCGCCTGACCGTGGACACCAAGGGCGTCCGCATGGAAGCCGACGCTCCCGAGACGTCGTGGGCTAACGATCTGCTCGTATCGATCGATCGCGGCGACATCGACCAGGGGAGCTTCGCTTTCCGTGTGCTACCCGGCGGGCAGAGCACCGCCGATGAAAGCGGCGAGGTGGTTCGCACCCTCAGCAAGATTCTGGTGAGAAAGGTCAGCGTGGTCAGCGACCCGGCTTATTTGGCGACGAGGATTGAACTGCGGAATCTTCCCGCAGCACCGCCGCCTGCCAGCCTTCCGAGTCCGACCCTGAAGCTGCGGCTAGTGGGAATGAATTTGGACTTACTGGAGAGAGAAGCGTAGCAACGCAGCGTCCCGGTAAACGCATCGGGGCGCGGCGAACGCATCAATTTTCCAGGCGGCCCCGCTTGGAGAAATCAAAAGGAGAACCGGAATGAAAATCCATGAAATGAGACAAGCGCGGGCCGCGCTTATCGGCGAAGCCCGTGCAATCGTCAACACCGCGGAGGCCGCCAACCGCGACCTGACCACCGAGGAGCGGACTGCCTATGACGGCAAGCTCTCCCAGGTGGAAGAGATGAAGGGCCGCATCGAACGCGAAGAGCGGCAGTCCGCGCTCGACGCCCAACTCGCACAGCCGCTCGCCGGACAGCCCGCTCCCAAGGGCGACAAGGTGCGCTCGTTCGACTTCTTCGACTACGTGCGCGCCATTGGCGGCTCGCACATCAACCGGCGCGACCCCATCTCCTACGCCGCCGAGAACATGGGCAACCCGGACCTCTCGCGCGCCCTGGCCGCCTCCGTGGCAGCCAGCGGTGGATTCGCCGTCCCGACCATCCTGGCGAACGAATTCATCGAATTCCTGCGCCCGAAATCGGTAGTCCGCGCAGCGGGCCCGCGCATCCTCCCGATGACGAACGGAAACCTCAGCCTGCCGCGCATCACCGGCGGCGCCGTGGCGACGTGGCTAGGCGAGAATACCAACATCACCGCTACCCAGCAGACGTTCGGCCAGGTCAAGCTGATCGCGAAGAAACTGGCGGCGCTGTTGCCGATCTCGAACGACCTGCTGCGCTACGCCAATCCGAACACCGACGCCACGCTCCGGGCCGACCTCATCGCGGCCATGGCGCAGGGCGAGGACCTGGCATTCCTCCGCGGAGACGGCACGGCATTCACCCCCAGGGGCATCCGCAACTGGGCCGCCGTGGCGAACTTCATCACGATGAACGCCACGGTGGACATCCCGCACATCACGAGCGATCTGGGCTCGGCGATGGCATACCTGCGGCAGGCCAACGTCCAACTGGACGGCCAGACCGGCGCCTGGTTCTTCAGCCCGCGCACCTTCACCTATCTGCAAACGCTGCGCAACCCGACCACCACCGTCTACGCCTTCCCTGACATGCAGGGCACGACGCCGACGCTGTTTGGATACCGGGTATTCAGCACCTCGCAGATCCCGGTCAACCTGGGTGCGACGGCCAACCTGTCCGAGTTCTACTTCGTCAACATGGCCGATTGCGTCATCGGCGAAACCGCCAACCTGATCCTGGACGCCAGCAACGAGGCGACCTACGTCGACTCCAACGGGGCGACCATTTCGGCGTTTGCGCAGGATCAGACTGTGATCCGCTGTATCGAAGAGACGGACTTCGCTCTCCGGCACGACCTCGCCGCCGCGGTCGTCACGGGGGTCAGCTACTAACCCGGCAACCGGGGGCGGCCCGCGCTGCCCCCACGTCAAGAAAAGGAGATCAAGACAATGAGCCTCGCAATGCAAAAGAACATCGGCGCTTTTATCGAAAGCGTCCTCGCCGGGATAGCGATCAACGTCACCGCCGGCGCCGGCAACAACGCCTCCGTCATCACCGGAACCAACATCGACCTGCTGGCCTACGGTGGCCCGAAGTCCTGCGTGGTCACGTTCCCGTTCACGGCGACGTGCGCCTCGGGGTCCACCCTCAGCCTGGCGGCCTACCTCCAGAGCACCGCCGACGTCACGAACGGCCCCTGGGTGAACGTCGCCACCATGGCCGCCGAAGTCGTGGAGACCGGCGTTGCCGGTGGGGCGGCCCAGTCCCTCACGGTCGATTTCGACGTGGATCTGAGCGGCTCGAAGCGCTACGTCCACGTCTGCTACGTTCCGACCTGCTCCCGCGCCGGCACGGACACAGTGAACATCTATCCGCCGATCCTGACGCTGGCGGGCCAGGCCGAGCTTCCGGACGCCACGACGCCTTCGTACTCGGCGTAGAGTTCCTTCCTCCCGGGGCCGGTTCTCGACGGCCGGCCCCGCTTTTTCCAAAGGAGCACTATGAAAATCATCGTTCTGATTCTGGTTCTCGCCGCGGCAGTATTCGCGCAGGCGGTCACCCCGACCATCTGCGGCTCCGACATGCAGATGGTTGCCACGGGCGACCGCTACTCCTGCGTCTCAAAGACCATCGCCACCGCGCGGATCCTCGGGAACAACAGCGGCGTGGCGGCCATGCCTTTCGCCCTTACTACCGCCCAGGTGATGACCATGCTGGGAGCGGCGCCGGCGGCTACCAGCGTCACCGTGACCTCGCTCGCGCCGTCCGCAAGCCTTCCCGCGGCGTCGGCCGCCGTGTTGGGGCAGGTCTACAAATGGAGCTACGCGCCGGCACCGAACGTCTGCCCGGACTCGGGAAGCTACGGCCCAGCGAGCGCCGTCAATGTGGCGCTCTGCGTGACCCTGGACAATGCAACTTGGCTGCCGGTAATTACCCAGACCGCAGCCACGCTCGGCTCCGAATCGCTGGCACAGGGCGATTTCACCACCCAGACGAAATGGGCGAGGAGCGGCGACTTCGCCCTCGTCATGGGCATGGCCACGTACACGAAGAGCGCGGGCTCCGGGAGCCTCACCCAGACCAGCGGCAACCTTGCCGCGGCGGGTGTGGCCGGGGCCGTCTACAAACTCACCTACGACCTGACGGGCACCGTGGTGGGCGACACGGCCTGCTACGTGACGACCGCGTTCGCGTCGGCAAACGCTACGTTGCTGATTGGGACCTCGCAGGTGGTCTACTTCGTGGCGGCGTCGAGCCCTGGCAACTTCGTCATCACGTGTAGCGGCACGACCGCCGCGGCCGTATCGGTGGACAACCTATCGCTGAAACGGGTCCTACCGGGCGCAACGGCGCTCGGAACCGCTAGCGTGGTAGGCGGCACGGCGGCGAAGCTGGCCTGCTATTTAGCCGATGGGAAGACCTTCGGCACGGCCACCATCACAGCGGGCGACATCTCGGCATGTAACTAACAGCTTGCTGGTGGCCGGGGTCATTCCCCGCGCGGTTGGCCTCTCCAGGGCCGCTTGCCACCAGCAGGAATCTTTGATACTGGAGAGAGAAACTGGAGAGCAAGAATTCAATGATCATCGACCCCAAAACCAACCTCTTCATCGCCACGCCCGCCTTCGGAGCCCAGCTCCACACCTCCTACGTGTGGTCCCTGCTGCGGACCTCGAACATGCTCTGCGCCCAGGGCCTCCACCACACGACGGCCTTCGTGCCCGGCGATTCCCTGGTGCAGCGCGCCCGCAACGTACTCGTGGCGCAGTTCATGGCCAGCGGCGCCGATCCGTTCATGTTCATCGACGGAGACATCAAGTGGGAGCCCGAGTCCATCCTCCGCCTGCTGGGGGCATCGCAGTACCCCGAGATTGAGGTCTGCTGTGGCATCTACCCGAAGAAGTCGAAGAAGCCCGAGTTCCCGGTCAACTTCCTGCCCGGCTCCGACAAGGGTCTGATCCAACACCCCGAAACCGGCTACATCGAAATCAAGGACGCCCCGACCGGCTTCCTGGTGATCCGGCGCACCGCCTTCGTGAAAATGATGGCGGCCTATCCCGAACTGAAATGCACGCTGCGGCCGGAACGCCCCGATCCGGAAGAGGAGCAGTACGAGTACAGCCTGTTCAACTGCATGATCGACAACGGGCACTTCCTCAGCGAGGACTACGGATTCTCGCGGCTCTGGCAGCGCATCGGCGGCCGGGTGTGGATGGACCCCAAGATCAACCTGTCGCACTTCGGGCTAATGGAGTTCGACTCGAGCATCTCTTCGGCTCTCGTGATGGGGAAGAACCTGCGGCCGCAGTTCGCCGAGCAGATTCAGGGCTGGATGACGAAGGACGAACTCCAGTTCCTCGCCGGCGCCGCCAAGAACGTTGGCTCGATTGTGGAGATCGGGTCATGGAAGGGCCGCTCGACCTTCGCGCTGCTTGAGAATTGCGAGGGCCCGGTCTACGCCGTCGACCATTGGCTCGGCTCGGAAGGGGAGCGGGAAGGACCGCACGCAGAGGCGGCCACGACGGACATCTTCGCCGAGTTCATGTTCAACGTGGGGCACTTCGCCAATCTCCACGTCGTGCGCAAGGGAAGCCCGGAGGCGGCGGCCGAGGTCCCCGAGGTGGACATGGTCTGGATTGATGGCGGGCACCGCTACAAAGATGTGGTGGCCGACATCCAAGCCTTCAAGGGCAAGGCGAAGCGGCTCATCTGTGGCCACGACTACCACGATGAGGCAGTGGCGCGCGCGGTGGCCGACACACTCA